AAGTTTAAAATACCAGTGATCTTCATCAGGTGCGTTAGAATCACCTATAATTCCATGATGTGTAGCAGTACATCCTTCTTTATTTGATGGGTATCTGCCATGTCGTAGGTCTAACATATCCAAAACGGCCTTAGAATGCTCTTTCGTCTCGTTTAGCCACACCCAAGTAGTCTGGATACCCCTAGCCTTTTTAACGTGCTCTGGGCGATCAAATGCGATAAAGATGACATCACAATGAACGTATGTTCCATCTTCAAGTTTAAATCTTATGAAATGTGTCGGTGGTTCTTTGTTTCCTTGTTTGAACTCACCCAACTCACCATGTATTTCTAACCAGTCTTTTATTGTCGTTGAAAAGAGTTCTGAGTAGGTATTTCGTGCTGCAATAATACGAGATAGCCTTACATTGTAATTTTTATGTGTTTTATTCTTAACTGGCTCTTGCTCACACATTAAATCAAACAATTTAAGAATACATTGAA